CCAGAAAAAACATAATCATTAGAACCAGTAGTCAATGTTATATTTTCTTCTTTTTCTTTCTTAGGAAATTCAACAATTTTTGCAGTATTATCTAAACCGTTAAGTCTATTATACATTTCTTCTGCACTTACAGAATATTCATCAAACAATTCTGCTCCTACAGTAGAGTCATAGTCTTCATCAGTCACACCTTGCACATGCTGAATTTCACCTTTCTTAATCCAATCAAATCCTACTGCAATCAAAAAGATCTCGATTTTCTCCAACACTTCACCAAGTGTTGCATTTGTCGCATCGAATGAATGAGTAATAACCTCATCATTACCAGCATCGGTATGTACACTACTAAGCGTGTAATTTGTACTGTAATCTATCATTATTAATCTCCTGAGAATTTCTTCTCTGTCTGTTTATATACGCCTGTCGTTGCCAATATTGTCTAGTCCTTGACCTTGCGTCACGCAATCTAATCCTTAATTGATTTATATTTCTCTTTTTCATTATATACTCCACAATTATATAGGTTATTAAAAAAAACTATCAATCGTAATATCTGCCTTATATCTTGCAATATTACTCTTATTATGTTTTATATCATTACTATGAATGAACGGCATATCATCACACCATTCGTATTCTGTTTCGCCGGGCCTTTTACATTTCCATTGCAAATCTTCATCCTTTGGATATTGATTTGTCCAACAACATGTAGAATTTCTATTCATATATTTTCTATCTGTCTTAGTCAATGGATAGATATATCTGAACTGTTTACCCCAAACTCTTGAAAACCCCATATCACCCATTTTGGCGTCATTTGGTCGAGGGCCATACTTCGTATCATGTCTACCCATCTCTTTCTTCATCTTCCTCTGTATAGTCCTAAAATGTACCTTCTCGCCTGTTTCAGAGACATATACATCAGACCATATAAAACCACCATAAAGAAAGTTTGCAGACTGGTAAACATATCCTGGCTTTCCAACTATTCCATCTGCCCAAGTGTACAGATATTTTGCATTTGTATTTTCACGCATCCACTTTACTGTTTGGGACAACATTTGGGATTCGGAGTTTCTAGGCATAGAATCATCCATGCACATCTTTCCAATTTCAAAGTAATCAGAAGTTGTCAAATCTGGAAACATTTTTTTAATTGTTCCCATCGGATTAGTTCCCCATCCTAAAGTTAAAACCCCAACTAACTTATCATCTAAGTGAAATCCTAGATAATGTTTAGTTAGTCGAGGCATAACTGCAGAATAATGGCGTTCTGCAACAAATACAGAAGCATTATTCTTGTGAAGGGGTCTTATATCATACATTATACAACCGTGTAATCGCCCATACTGGTTCGTTTTTTAACTTCATTCCACATATTTTTTTGATCTAGATAACTCAACATATTTTCTGGAGTTGTTTGTACATATGGATCATCATCACTTCCATCGTTATTAATGCCTGGCTCTTGCCACCAATGTTCAATAACACCGTCATTAATAACACACATATATCTCCAACTACGCATACCAAACCCTAAATGGTTTTTGCCAATTAACATTCCCATAAATCGAGTAAAGTTTCCAGAACCATCTGGAATAACTTTTACATTTTGAATATCTTGTGCCTTGGCCCATGCATTCATAACAAATGCATCGTTAACCGAAATGCAGTATACTTCGTCAATACCATATTCTTTAATCTTTGAATAATTACTTTCAAAGCCAGGCAATTGATATGTAGAACAAGTAGGTGTAAATGCGCCAGGCAAACTGAATAAAACTACCCTCTTACCTTTGAACAGATCATCACTTGTTACATCTTCCCAACGATATGGGTTTGGGCCTTCGATTGATTCATCTCTGACCCTAGTTCTGAATACCACACAAGGTGGCTTAAATCCTTCTATCATACAGCCGGTGCTCCTTTCATCATAAATTTTCTTTGGTTTCTAAAATCTCCCCATACCTCACTCGCCTTAACCTTTATGAAAGGTTTATTGGTTTCTGAAGTATTTGGATTTGGAATTGTAAGAACTACATTCTTACCTTGTTGCCATGCCTCTCTTTGACGAATTGCGTGTACAAGAGTACCCTTTGGGTTTTTGGTTCTATTCTGCCGTGATACACTTCGCCGTTCGCCCTTAGAGGTGTAATTTTTTCCCTTTGACTTACCACCCATTATTCTAAATCTCCATATTCTCTGAGTCTTTCAAATCGAAATGATCTCCATCCATCTTTTTCTAAATCCCAAACAACAATAAGGTTTGGATCTTTTTCTTTTTGAACTGAGCCTTCTGCTTCTACTGGATTATCAGGCCACGGCACGATCTTCGGGTTTGTCGTGCAATGCATTACTCTTAGAGTTCCGTCTGCCTTTTCGAACACTACTCGTTGTGCTTTTTTTTGTAGGATTGCCTTTAGTGTCGGTGCGTCCAGATTTGACACTGGACTTTGTTGTTGCATTTGCTGTACCATTATTTTTCACCTTTTTTGTTTTTTCATTTTTACCATTATCGCACGTTCTTTTGTATAAGTCAAGATAAAATTGCCAATGTTTTTCAGTATTATTATATCTTGCATTATATAATATACTCCAATCACCCATTCCCCAAGACAATACATGTCTACCATGTTTTGTTTCCTTAGTAATTGCGTACTTGGCGCCGCCAGGGAATTTTATTTGTTTGTCGATTAAACTAGTATCGAACTTTTGTCTTGGTGGGGGTGGGGAATATGAACGAGGTTTCTTTTTTGGTTTTGGTGGGGGCGGTTTTGGGCCCTTATACCCAATCTCATACCACTTGGGTTCTGGTGGTAATGATGCTGCCCGAGCGGCCTCTATCTCTGCTTTGGTTCTGCGCTTCCTCTTTTGTTTTGGTTTTGAGGATTGAGACTCGGCCTCTCGGGCGGCTTCCATTTCTGCCTTTGTTCTTCTTTTCCGTTTAGGTTTCGCTTCCGTCTTCTTCGCCATTATCATTACCAATCAATTTTTCTACACTCTTGTCATCAATGACTTCACGCATATCCATGATTTTTTCTCGCCCTATTAAATCTATTATAAGATTTGTTAAGTCGATTTCTTTGCGAATGAAAAACATTTTATTATTTAATTTTTCCAACTCTCGTTGATAATATTCAAGCTCTTTTTCTTTTCGAACCTTTTGTTCTATTATATCTGTTAGAAGAATTATTTTTCTTTCTTTGTTTTCCATCCAACACCTATATGGTGCCGCTAGAGAGATTCGAA